TTATATAGCTTCGCCATTTATTACCATTTTATCTTTTATATTTATTTCATAATGATATTCGTCATTATTTTCAAACCAGGAGATATCCTTCAAATAACGATTGCTCACATTTATAATTCTTTGGTTAGTAGACCCTATTATTTTTCGTTTAGTATCTAGTTTAGACATGATAAAAGGACCATCGATAATCAAGTCAATGTGTTTTGTTAAAGTTTCTGGTAATGTTTCATATAACTTTCCTGTAAACATCATTATACCTAATTCTAACTTTTGCACTTCCTCGCATAATATGCTTAAGTGTTTTTGAAGGGTTGGTTCACCACCAATTAAAGTTATTCCTTCAATATTATTTTCATTTTTAGAATTTTCAATAATTTTTAAAAGTTCTACTAAAGTTATTATGTTTGCTTTTTTAAACAGTTTTATTTCCGGATTAAAACAACCAAAACAATCTAAATTACATCCTTGAAACCAAATCGCTAATCTTTTGTGCGGGCCTTCAATTTCTGTGCATGTAATAATCTCTGCGATATTAAAACTGATTTTATTCATAGTCAAGCTCAAAACTTACTTTATTGTCAACTAATTTTGTAACTATTTTACCGCCTCTAAAAGATGAAAGTAAATCTTTATTATTGAACATAAACATTGAAAGCGGGTCTAATAAATAATCATTAATTGCGTTAAGTACTTCTCTTGCTCCTTTAGAGATGTCTGCTTTGCTTGATAAATAATGAACAAACTCTACTTCATTCTCAAAATCTAAGTTGAGGTGATGTTTTTCAAATATACCATTTTTTATAGGTTTTAATTTTGAAGCTGCAATTTTATTTAAAAAGTTTTTATCAGTAATGAAGTTAAAAGGAACGATATTGCTATATCCAATTCTTCCTAATATTTCCGGTCTTCTAATTTCGTTGTCAAAATAATCCTTAACAATTTCAATGAACTGTCTAGAAACATCTTCATGGTCATTTGAAACTTGTACTTGTGATGCTCCTAAATTTGATGTAAATATAATAATAGTATCGCTAAAATACACTGTTTCACCTTTAGAATCTGTCAATCTACCATCCTCTAAAATCTGTAAGAAAATATCTAATATTCGAGGATTTGGTTTGGCAGCTTTTTCTATTTCATCAAACAAAATAACACTAAAAGGTTTTTCTTTTACAGCATTGGTTAACTGACCGCCTTCTTCATAGCCAACATATCCTGGAGGTGCTCCAATTAATTTTTGATCGCTATTTTCTGTAGCATATTCACTCATATCAAATCTTATACACGCTTGTTCATCACCGAATAAGAATTTAGCTAATGATTTAGATAACTCTGTCTTACCAACACCTGTCGGTCCTACAAAGAAAAATATACCTTTTGGTGTACTTCTTGATGATGATTTATGAATACCACTTAACCCCATATATGCTTTAACAATAGTTTTTTCAACTTTTTCTATTGCCTCATCTTGGCCGACTACTCTGTCTGATAAAATCTTTTTAATATTCTTTAGTGCTTGGTAATCGATCTTTTCCCAAGGATTATCTTTCTCGCCATATTTAAAAAGGTAAAATAATTTATCAAAACTCATCTTAGATTCTTTTCTAGATAATTTTGATAATTGGATTATTTCTCTATTAGTGAAATCATCTAACATATCTACATATTCATGTTTATTGTTGCTTGACATTAAAGACTCATTATTTGGAACTCTAACATTAAATGCGTCCTCAATCTTTTCCATCATTTTTTCTCGCTCTAAGCGATCAGGCTTTCCAATTGTAACTGTACTTACTTCTGGATTTCCTTGATAATATGAAATTGGAAACATAGCTAATTTATTAGTAACAAAAATGATTGTACTCTCATTTACATCTTGTTGGTAATATTCTACTTTTTTATCTTTTATGGCTTTCCCTAAAATAGTTAAATTAGTTAGGCTTTCACCAACAATTTGTTGTCCACTGTTATCAAATAGGTATTCAGACCAATTCAAAATGAAAGCTATTTTTTTCTTTGGATTTGTTAAATTTTTAAGAACAACATTAAACATCTCTGACGGATCTTTAAACATACCTTTTTGCACGTTAGTTGTTTCTTCGTCCTCGAATTCGAGATATGAATCGCCTTCTGGTTCAATGTCATCAACAACTTTTAAGTTGTTTAAATCTCCCCTAGCACCATCAACACGATCCCAATAAATAATGTCGTCATATTTAAGTTCTTTAAGAATATCTTTTAAGTACTCTTCAATGTTCAAAATATTGTTTTTATCGTCTAAATACACATCACCAACATTACCATCAATGATTAAACTTCTTTTGATACCGATTTCTCTTTTAATTTTTGCTAAACTAGTTTCAATTGACATCTTTGTTCCCCCTATCTTTTACCTTTCTTTGTATCTATTGCCTGATATTTTTGAGTAGATATTTTATCTGGATTACTCCATATTACACTTTGTTCTTCCATTTCAAAACCATAAATATTTTCTAAGTCTTCTAAAAATGGTTGTAAGTCCTCTTGACATGCTTGCCCTTCATATCCATCAAAATGATAAACGAATTTGCCATCAAGATATATTTTAAACTCTGCAACTTCTCCAGTTGCTTTTTGTGCTACTAATATAACTTCATTACTTTCTCTATTTATTTTTATATTTTTCTTAGTGTCAACAATAAAGCCTCTATCTCTTATTGTTTTCAATATAATTTTTAATGATTCTAATCTAATCTCTTCATTAATAATTTCTTTGGTAGCATTTTGTTTTATTGAATCAATATTGTCAGTTGAGCCTATAGTTTTTTCTATTATCTCATTATCAACCTTTGCTTTAACCATATCCTCTTTAATTTGATTGATAATTTTAGTTTTATTTTTTGTTTTTAGTTCTTCTGTTAGTCTTTCTAATCTTTCTTCTGCTTTTTTGACAAGTTCTAAAAAATCGAGTTCTTTATTTTCTGATTCTCTTAGTAATAATAAAGCCGATTCTCTAACAACTAAATCAGGCAGCTGATTAATTTTTTCTAAAACATCTGCTTTAATATCAATCTGTCCATAACTTTCTCTAATTAGTTTATCTTTTGCAAGGTTACCAATATTTATTAATTCCTCATTAATTAGTTCCTCAATAACTAATATCTTATTTGTTGCCAAACTATCAACTTTAGCTTTTAAAGCGGTCGCTTTTTCTACAAGCTCATTTCTTTTTTGATACTCATCATAATCTGTATCCGATTTTACTGTACCCTTTTGTTTGAGTAATTCAGCGTCTTTTTGTATGGTATCTATTGCCTCAATAAGTATACGTTTTTCTTTAATTAATTCCTTTTGATAATTAATAATTCGATCATTTATAATATTTGTTGCACTTTTATTGATGTTTTCAATTAAAGAATCAATCTTTAAAACTTCATTGTTTGCTAAATTACAAACAGCTTGAGTTTCTAAGCCTATTGCTTCATAATCAATTACTGCTGCTCTACTCACCGATGACTCCCTCCAATCTAAATATAATATCAACCACTTCTTTTAAATCTTCTTTTAATATGCTTAGTGTTGTTTCTTTTGCATGAATAAGATCATTTCTATACATTCTAAACTTATGAAGTGCTTTTGATTCATGTTTAGATATTAATTTATCTTTTTCCAATTCATCAATAAAACTAAAAATATCATCATAATTTGGATTAATTTTTTTAGCCACAAACGATAACTTTATATAGATGTAAGAAATTGTGGTTAGCATATCTAAGTTATCGATTCCCTTAAGAAGAAACTCTTTATCTATTTTGTTTGGATTTTTTGCAGCATATTCTTCCTTTTCATACATATCATTTAATTCTTTAAAAATCCTATGGAAATTAAAAATCTTTGAAAAATCATCTATTAAATAATCTTTTAAATATGTCAACTTATTATAAGCATTATTAAATGACTTGAATGTTTTTAGATAATCATTTCTATTAATATTTTCATTAATCAAGTAATGGTTAATTTCTCTAATTTTAGTAAGACTTTGCAAATCATCTAGGAGATTAAATAATAATGATAACTCGTTTGCAAGTTTATTATTTATCGTTTTATTATCTAAAATTATTTTTGGCATATCCTTTAAATATATTATAATATTTTCTGGAGTAAAATTATAGTTCTCTAAAATGTTATAAATAGCAATTTGTTTTTCAGGTGAACCGTAATCTAAATTATTAAATATTATCTCTAAATGTTTAACTTCATCGATCTTATTCATTTTAATGATCCAATCACTAATAGTTAATTTGGATTCAAGATTTATTGAATCAACATCTTCATACAATTGTTCTAATAATTTTACACTTCTATCTTTAACAAATTCATATATTTTAGGATTACCAACTGTTAAATCTTTTATCTTTTCTAATATAATAATACTTTCAGAGACCTCTTCACTTGTAAACTCTATTATTTTGCTAAATATTTTTTCGTTTGTTTTATCAAGTTTGGTTAGTTCTATCAAGTTTTTAAAATTAAAATTATTTTCTTTGTTATTATTAAATTCGTTAAATTGATTTACTGCTTCTTTAAAAAATATATTTATCTGTTCTTTAGTTAATTCCTTTTCTAATAGTGATGAAATTTTAATATTGCCAAATACTTTATTGTTTAAAATTAAATACGTTGGAATAAATACATAACCTAAATCTAAGTTAATTATTTTTACAAATGCACTGTTTGGATAATTTACATCCAAAATACTACCGCTTTGAAAAGATAACCGGTTATTAAAAGATTCATAACCCTCTTTAAAAATTGTAAAATGCGCTGGTATTTTATAACTACTATCTGCATCATTTGGTCTATATAAATTTCTTATTGGAGCATGCTCAGATAGTTTTGATATGTAATTAGGTTCAACCTTGAATTTAAACTTTCCCTTTACTAGGATACCTTCAGAAATCATTTCCTTTGTATAATGACTTTCAAAAAACTTTTTTAAAAGAGGATTTGTAAATCCAAAATCAATGTTATCATTCTCATCTATTAATAAATCAATATCAAATGAATCAAATCCATTATCTTGCGATTGTATTTTGACATCTAAGATAACTTCTTCCTTTTTAATAGCTATACCATTACTTTTTTTAGTATTTAAAAAAGCCTCTATTTTTTTCTCATTTGGCATATCCATCTTTTCAAAGAAGCTATCATCTAAAACAGAACGATTACTTGATCTTAAATGGTCGTTATCAACTAAGTAAAGCTCTTTTAAGGCGATATTATAAAATACGGATTGCTTCACTTCAACATCATGACCTAATGGTATAGCTTCATCTTCAAATATTTTTCTGCCTTTATTTGTAAATTTGAAGTTGCTAATCAAATACGAATCAAAATAATTTTTATCGAAATTACCTTCAACACCAATGATATCTAACTCGATAAGGTTTCTAATTTCATCAATAAAAACCTCGATCATATCATCAGGTATTCCAAATAGCTTTAATGTGTCAAATAACAATGCATTCCGATCATTATTTTCATTTATCAAAACTAAAAGTAGGTAGCTTAGTCCAGATGGCTTTTCTACTTTTGTAGATTTAATTATCGTATTGATTCTTACTATTGGGAAAGCAAAACTTGTTTCAATTTTAAAACTCATTGTTTTTTACCTCCTAATACATCTTCATCATCAATAATTAAACCGTATCTTGCAACAGCACCAATAACTTCTCTATAAATTTGAAATTCCGGTTTATCATTTTGTGTATTACCATAAACATCAGGCAAATACACAACGCCTTTGTCTTCTAAATAACTTTTATTACCAACAATGATTAATAACCTTCTAGCCCTAGAAAGCGCAACATTAACTCTTTCAAAAGCTGTAATAAAACCAGGATTACTATAAATTCTATTCTCAGGATTTCTTACCATTGAAAGAATAATTATATCTCTTTCATCTCCTTGAAAATCATCAACTGTTGAGATTATTAATTTTGAATCCGCTTTTTTATTAAATGAGTCAAGATTGATTCTAGAATTTTTTAATCTTCTTCTTATAACTCTTGCCTGATCGCCATATGTAGTTATAACTCCAACACTCATTTTTTCATCTTCTGATTTGGTATAAACCTTATTATTCTTATAACTATTATTAATTAGTTCTAAAAGTTTCACAACCACTTCAGCTTCATTTGCATTATATATAGAGGTGGAATTTGAATCTCTGTTTTCAAACTCTTTGCTATCTACAAAATACACATGTTTGTCTGGTGTAATTATTTGTCTATTGTTTGAAATAATTGATAAGTGATGTTGTTTTTCTAAATTTTGACTTTCTTTTCCAACTTTTAGATTATTGTTATAAAAACAATTATAAACTTGCATTATATGTTCGTGACTTCTATATTGTTTATCTAACATAACTTTATACTCAGATGGGATTTTTTCAAATAATGTTTTAAAGAAGCTTGTTTCATATAATTCAGTATATTTTTCGTTTTGTTCCTTTGTTAAAATATCTTCACTGATGTTTTCAAAATCTTGATCCCTTAAATTTCTCAAGTCATACATTGGTGGTAATTGTCTATGATCGCCTACCAATATTACTGTTTTACCCAACAAAATAGGTGTTAACAAGTCTAAAAAGTTAGATTTTGAAACTTCATCGATAATTACAACATCAATTCCTTGTTCTTTTAAATCTAATGCATCTAAATTATATTCTTCTAAATCACTCATTGCTCTTGATGTAAATCTTTCTCTACTTGTCGTTGTAATTCCAAATACATTAGCTTTGTCAAAAAGAATCTTTGTATATTTTTTTCTATCAGCAAGAATCACATCTTCGTTTCCTAAATACTTACTTATCTTATTAAACATTGGAATTATTTGTTTGTTTTCTTGTTCTTTAACATCAAAGTTTTTTTCTAAATCTTTATAAGCTTGTTCGATTAAATTGATGGCTTCAGTATAGGTATTAAATTTAATCGGAATATTAAAGTTTTCTATAAATTGAGAAATGCTATATCTTATTCGTCCTTCATCCTCAATGATGTTTTGATAACTTTCGCTATATCTGAGTTTATCAATAGAGGTTGCAATTAGTTGTCTTTCACTCTCTAAGTTATTCAACTCTAATTCTAGTTTACTCTGAACTTCTTTATTTTTAGCAAGTTCATTATTTATCACAATAAAATATTTGTTTCTTATTTCAATAAGATTTTCTTTATGAGTAAGTATTTTATCTCTAATAATTAAAGAATTATTTAAGTCAGTTAGGTTTAATATTTTTGTAATTTTCAGACTACTAAAATCAATACCATTATTTTGAGTTAAAATTTCCTTTAGTTCTCTTTGTAATGGTGTTTTTAAATGTTCAGTTCCTTCTATCCATTCTCCATATTCATCTTTTAACTTGTTTAATTCAATTTTAATTTCGGTTTCACGTTGTTTAACTTTAAACTCATTTTGTTTAACATTTATTTTTCTAAGTTCATCATTTAAATCTTCAGAGTTAAGTAGAATAATTTCTCTAATAGTTATCTTTGGATCGTCTAATATTAAACTATTATCTGTTTTTAAATACTCTGAGGCATTTCGGACATAATCAATAATTATTTCTTCTACAATATCATCACTTGATTGCAATCTTGAACTCTCTAAACTTCTATATGTTCTATTTAATGTTTCTATATTTAATAACTGATTATTAATTTTTTCTTTAGCTATTCTGATATTGTTTTTGATATGTTCGTGTTTTGTTGATAACTCATTAATTTGATTTTGTATATTAATTCGTTCATTTTGTTCTCGTAAAATCTTATCATTTAACATTTTCAGCTTGATTACTTCGTCTTTAAAGTTATCTTTATACTCGCTAAATCGTTCATAATCTGAAATAACTTTTCTCATTTTATTTGAGATATTGCCATAAAAATTATCTACTAAATTTTCAGGTCTATATTCAGTGTCTTTAGATGATTTATCTGGTAGTAGCCTCAGAGGTCTAATGTCAGCTAAATATGGTAATCTTTCAAAAACATTATCTATCGCTTTATGAGTTTCACTAGCAATAACAACTTTTTTACCACGCTGAACAAACTGGCTAACTATTTCGGCAATAACCTGAGTTTTACCAGTACCAGGAGGACCTTGTAATAAAAATATTCCATTGCTATTAACAGATTTGAATACTGCTTCTTTTTGTTTATCATTAAGATATTCTAAATGCCAGTTCCAGTTAGAAAAGTCAGGTTCTTTTTCATCATTTACTAATTCATCAGCACCAAATAAATAAGTTGCTAAATATGGATTTTTAACATTACCATAATAAAAATTATCAAGTGATTGTTTTTGTCTATCAATTTTAGCCTTCTCAGCTCTATTGTTATATATTAAAAATTGATTATTTAAAATCTTTCTACGAGTATCATCGTTCAAATATTCTAAATCTATTTTAAAATATATTGAAAAACGCTTGATCGTCTCATTTTCCTTTTTAAAATCAAGTTCTTTTTGTTTTAGCTCTTGATATTTAATAATTGTTTCATCAAGCTCTTGTTGCATTAAATTGTTCTCTATTATTTTTAATTCTTTTTCTTTATTACTTTCAAGTTTTTTTAATTCTTTTTCGTGTTCGGTAGTAATGCTATTTTCCAATTTTGTTCTATTAATGTTGTGTTTGTTAATGTATAAAGAAGTAATATCTATTTGTTGTTTGAAGTTGATCAAAATCTCATCAAGTTCTTTGGGCTTAATCTTTTTATCTTTTTTAAGTTTAGATTCTTGCTCTTTAATCATTCTTCTTATTTGATTATTAATTTCTAAATCTTCATTGTTTTCTACTGTTAAATCCAGCGAGTCATAAAAATTATTATCAAATGAAATGAGTTTGTTTTCTTTAATAACAGAAAATTCTTTCTTATATTCATTAATTAGTGCGGTAAGCTTTTGCTTGTAAATTTTTTCATGTTTTGCTTTAATCTCTTTTGTTTCTAAATTGATAATATCATCATATTTTAATTCAATATCACTATAATCAGGCTCAACATCTTGGCTAATAATTTTATATCTATCATCAAGAGCATATGAATTATTCAATATTTTTTCATATGTCTCTGGTGTTGGTTGACTATTAGAAAGTGCAAGATTATCTCTTGTGAATGATTTTAGTTCAATTTCAGTTTGATTAACCATTCTTCCTCTATTATTCTCAACTTTATTTGTATCAAACTCTTTTTTATTATAATCAATATTTACTTCAACCAAATGAAATGGCTCTGAATTTGAAACTTCATAATTTAGGAGTATTTGTTCACCATTTTTAAATTCTCGGTGATCAACCAATAAAAACATCTCATAATTACTTTCATTTTGAAAATACTCATTTTTATTTATCGAATATGCTTCTAAAACATTAATTGAATCAACTTTAAAATATCTAGATGATTGGGATGATAAATAATTTAATCTAAAGTCAATAAAATTATTCCACTTATCATAAAATTTTAAAAAATCCTTTAAATTGTTATTTGATAAAGGATAACTATTTTCAATTAAATGTTGTATAAAGTTAGGTGTAAATAATGTTTTATCGTAGTCTTGATTTGCTAGGCTCCAAACAACCTGTTTTCTTCCACTAATTGAATTAGAGCCAAAAGCATGAACGCAATAACTATCACTGATTTCAATATCTGTTTTTCCCTTGATTCTACTATCGATTAATTCAATTCCTTTTACAATAAACTTCCTTTGATTATCACTCATTTGTATATCACCAAATAAAACCACATTAGTATCTTTTGGTAAATATTGATCCATCCTATGAGCAATTTCAGGTTTAATAGCAACATTGTCTAAAAAGCTGACATATGTTCTTTCTCTTTTTTCTCTTGAAAAATTAGGAGTTGTTATTGTATATTTTTTAGCTAGGCCGGTTGGAAAGCAAACTTCTATAAACTCTTCCAAAGTATCTTTAATATTTATATCTCTTGGCATTCGAGATTTTATAATTTCGTATTGTTCTCTAATTGAAAGAGTATAGGACGAATCCCTACCTTTATTTCTGGATTCAATATTTGAGGTGAAATCAATAAAAATAATCGCCATAACATATACCCCTTCTCTTTTATTTCTAATTATTTATAATAAAATTATAAAATTGATGTTAACATTACTTAAATTATAGCATTATTGTTACTTTTTTCTCAACTTTATTTATATTTTACAATTTCTAAACCCAAATATAAACTCCACATATCAATCTACACGGAGTTCCTTACTTGTTTACTATTCCATCATAAAACTTAAATTTAATTCTTTTATCTCTGTAAACTGTTGCACTTTCAACAGTTAACATCCAAAGCTCACTATTCCAATCTTTTAGTTTATCGGTTGATTTTTCTAAATTAGCAATAAACTTTTTTATTCGGTAAGACTTCGCTGAGTTTTCTCTTTTAAGATTTGCTAGTTCTTCTTTTCTTGCTCTTAAATCATCATATCTAATTCTTAGTTCTTTAAGTCTTTTATCAAATTCATCTATACCACTTTTAGTTTTTGAATTATCTTGAATGAGTTTATTAATTGATTCTGTTAATGTTATAAGTTCTGCATCAATTTCTTTAATCTCTTTATCAATGCCTTTGGTGCTTGTTATTAGTTTTAGAACTTCTTTTAAATCGCTTTTTACTCTTTCTCTATCTTTTATCGTAATATTGTAAGCATTTAAGAACTTTTCTTTTATTTCTTCTTCTGATAGATGTGGTGTTTTACACTTGTCTTTTCCCTCTTCATATTTCTTATTACATCTATAAATTGATCTTCTATATTTAGAATTTGAATGCCATGTCTTTCTACCATAATAGCCACCACAGTCTGCACATTTAATTTTACCAGCAAACAAATTAGCTGATGAAAAGCCACCGACCATTTCTCTTCTTCTTTTAATTTCAATTTGGACCATTTCCCACATATCTTTATCGATAATAGCTGGATGGCTATTTTCTACATAGTACTGTGGAACTTGACCAGTATTTTTAACCATCTTTTGTTCTAAGAAGTTTTCCGTATATTTCTTTTGAAGTAGTGCGTCACCTTTATATTTTTCATTAGTTAATATTGATAAAATAACATGTGCTCTCCAAGTAGCGTCAGCTGCAGTTTTAATGCCTTGTTCTGTTAAATAATTTCTAATTGCTATCGGTGTTTGACCTTCAACTAAAAACATCCGATAAATTAATCTTACAACTTTCGCTTCTTCTTCAACAATTACTATTTTACCGTCTTTCTTTTCATAGCCTAAAAATCTACTATAGGCAAAAGATACTTTACCATTTTGAAATGATACTCTTTTACCCCACGTAACATTTTGACTAATGGATCTTGATTCTTCCTGTGCAATAGAAGCCATAATGGTTAAGATTAATTCACTCTTAGAATCAAGTGTCCATAAGTTCTCTTTTTCAAAAAATACTTCAACACCTTTATCTTTTAGTTTTCTAACAAACTTAATCGTATCAAGTGTGTTTCTAGCAAACCTTGAGATTGATTTAGTAATGATTAGATTAATTTTACCGTCTAAGGCATCTTCAATCATTCTATTAAAACTTGCTCTTCTTTTGGTGTTTGTTCCACTAATTCCTTCATCAGCATAAACACCGACAAAGGCCCACTCATATTTATTTTCAATATAGTTTTGATAGTAGTTTACTTGTGCTTCATAACTTGTGTTTTGTTCTTCTGAGTTAGTTGATACTCTAGCATAAGCTGCTACTTTAATTTTCTCTTTACTGTTTCGAGGTAACTGAGTTAATGGATCTATCGTTGATGGTATAACTGTTACTTTAGTTGTCATTTACCGTTACCTCCTTTACCTCTTTTTAAATAGTGGACTCTTGCTTCATCTTTCATTTTATCTGTCCAACTATTACTTCTTGGTTCATATTCCCACTCTAATATTTGCTCAATGCCGCTAACGATTTGAAACAAGAGCTTATTATCTGGGAGGACGATTATTTGTTTAACTTCCTCTTCAAAGCGTTTTAAATCAAATGTTTCTAAATTTAACAATTTATTAGATGCTTCAATTATTTTGGTCTCTGGTACTTGTTTAGCATCGCATACACACTTACCCTTTGTTCTTAAAGTGGAACACATCCAAACAACATTATATGGCGTCTTTTTATAGGTGTATGCTTTTCCACATTTACTGCATTTGATATAGCCTTTAAATAATGTCTTTTTCGTCTTATCTAAGTTGATATCTTTAGTTTTTAACCTTCTCATCTTTTGGGCATCATTAAAAGTAACTTTGTCAATAATCGCTTCATGAGCATTTAAAACAAGATATTTATTATACTCTCCATTATTAATGCACATAGTTTTGGTTAGGTGATTATCTCTATATGTCTTTTGTAAGATAAGGTCACCGGTATAGTTATAATTGGTAAGGATTTTAATGACTGATGAACGGTTCCATTTCTTAGTCTTATATGGTTTAAATCCTTGTAAGTTTAAAATGTCGCATATACGTTCATCAGCATTTCCTTCTAAGTAAAGCTTGTAAATTAGTCTTACAGTTTCTGCTTCAGCTTCTACAACATAAAGCTTCTTATCTTTAAGCCTATAACCAAGTGATGAATTACCTCCCCATATTAAACCATTCTTAAAATCTTTACTTATTCGCCATTTCATATTTTCAGATACACTTCTTGATTCTTCTTGTGCGAATGTTGCTAGGAAAGTTAGGATCATCTCTCCTTCACCACTCATGGTGTGAATGTTTTGTTCCTCAAAATAGACATCAACATTTAAGTCTTTTAACTCTCTAACTACTTCAAGTAGTGTTACTGTGTTTCTAGCAAACCTAGATATCGATTTAGTAATAATCATATCTATCTTTCCAGACCTTGCATCTTTAAGTAAAGTTTGAAATTCATCTCTTGAATCTTTAGTTCCTGTTATTGCTTTATCGGCATAAACACCTACAAACTCCCAATTATGTTTATTTTGGATAAGTCTTTTGTAATATGAAACTTGAGTAGCTAGGGAATTAAGCATCGCTTCTTTTCCAGAGGATACTCTAGCATATGCAGCTACTCTTATTCTTTTGGGTATTATTGGTATTGCTTCAATTTTGGTAATTACCATATTCATAAAGTTTCCTCCTTCCTTTTCGCGGTACTATATACATCACTTATTAGCCTGCTTTAGTCAAGTCTTTTTCTCTATTAAGTAGGCAATCTTTGATGCAATTTAAATAACTTTTTAATATCTTCCTGCTTTTTGTTTATTGTTCCAATAATCCCATCTGCATCTATCACTACAAAATTGTTTTATCTTCTTACCCCTTACAGATGTAATCTTGGAATTACAGTTTTTACAGTTTCCATTTAAAAGTTTTTCTTCATCTATTTCCTTGCATATAGCTCTAACCTCTTTAACTGAAATAGATAGAGTCTTTGCTATTTTTACGAAACCATAACCTGTTTTTTTTAATTTGGTAACTTCTCTTTTTATTGTTTCCATAATTTAAACCTCCTTTTAATTACTAATGGCAACATTTATTAAACCCTAAACTCCTCCAACGATTTGTTTGATTTTTAAAGACAAGTATTCATTCACATTTACTTAATAAAACGGGCATTTCAAATCGTTGAGCCCTTTTAGCAAATAATTAACGCACTTATCTTCTAACCTTAAACCAATCTCAAAATGTAAAATCAAATTTTCAAAAATTCTCTCTCCCATTTTTTAAAGGCCCCCCATGCGGTACCCATCGCAACTATCTAAAAGTCTATGAGGGGGGTATAGTATTTAAAATTTTTCAAAAACCCTATAAATTTGTTGTAATAGTTAACCACTTTTTAGAGTTTTTAAGATTTTTGGTTTAGAAAAAAGGCAGTACTGACTGGTGATGCATTTGTTTGGGATAGGGCAGTTACTACGATGCCCTTATCCTACAAACGACATGCGTCAGCAGTGGAAGGAACTTCATATATATAAGGCCTATTTTCCACTTTTCTTGTTTTGGTGAATAAAGGGCATTTATCCCTATTTTCGCTTTCCGAATTTTTAGTGAGTGAAGCAGATGTTTTCCCTATATTCCATCTTCACTTTTTTTTGAAACAACACCACGATTATTTATATATTCATCACTAAATTCACTAATTTTATTTTTAATCGTTTTATCTGTTACGCCTAAATATTCAGCCAAAGTAGATACTCTACAAGTTCCATCTTCTTCTAAATTAATATCAAAGGCATTATCAAATTCTAACTTTCTAGACTCCGGTGTTTGTTTCCTTTTTCCACTCTTGGTTAAGTTATGTCTCGGATCACCTGAAGCATAGTTTTTGGCAAGTAATCCTTCTTTATCTACTATATGGATTGGATAATCAAACCAGAAATTAACTGGAGTGATATTTCTAAACTCTCTTAAACTACTTTCAAGCCGCCAAGCAGTCATACTCTGATCGTCTAAATACGCCTGTTTAAACTCGTCCTCTAAAATAAGATCAATAATATCAAGTAATGAATCTGGATCTCTTGCGAATACTCCGGAGCCAGATGCACGATCCATTGCTCTTTTAAATCCTTGTTCACCTTTGGAGTGGTGGTGAGAATAAATAACGGCTACACCTGTTTCCAAACAAAGCTTATCGAACAAGTTAGTAAACTTTGCCATATCGGTTGCTTTGTTTTCATCGCCTGTTATTACTTTATAAATAGGATCAATAATAACAACATCAATACTTTCGCTTTTTGTTCTTTCAATTAAAATTGGCATTAGTTTATCAAGTGGCATTGATTTTCCTCTTAAATTCCAAATAGCTAAATATTCATCTTCTTCTGGTTTTATACCAAGTCTTTTATAAATTTCAACAAACCTATTAATACAACTTGCTCTATCAATTTCTAGGTTCACATACAATACCTTTGACTTCATACACCCAAACTCTAACCATTTAGATCCTTTTGAAAGAGCAATAGCTAACTGCATCAACAAAAAGCTCTTACCGGCCTTAGATGAACCAGATATCAACATCTTGTGTCCCTTCCTTAAAATACCCTTTACTAACTCTGGTGCTAATGGTGGTAACTTTTCCAATACTTCTTTAGTTAAAGTTATAGTTTTTGGAAATCCATCTTCATCTAGCTCCTTATCCATTAAAACAACCCCACTATTTTTCTTTACTTCTTCTTTTTCCATTTCCATTTTTCTTTCCTCCTTTTTGATAAAATGTTTTTCCCTTTCATATGTTAATGGCAAGCAAGTAGTGAAATTCCTTAGTTTTTTTAGAAAATTCCTATATTTTCACATTTTTAGTAACTAAAACAGATAATCCAACTACCTCTTCAATGGTTAATGGCAAGCAGGGTACAGTTTTGCCGGTTAATTTTGAATTTTTGTTAATTTTATGTGTTTTAACAACTTAAATGGATAACTTCACTACTTCCTCAATGGTTAATGGCATGAAGATTGTTGTTTTGCCAAGATTTAGTGAATTTTATTATTTTTTTATAACAAAACACAAAAAAAGCAACCAATTTGGCTGCATTCATTAATTATTATTTACAAATAAAAAAGCGACCAATTCAAATAATTGAAATCGCTATAATATTAAACTAATCTATCTTTAGCTATATTAAAATATTTTTCTTCCTTTTCTATTCCTATATATTTTCTATTAAGTTTTTTAGCAACAAAACATGTTGTTCCACTACCTAAAAATGGATCTAATACTATGTCTCCTTCTTTTGAAGTTGCTTTTATAATTCTTTCTAAAAGTTTTTCTGGCTTTTGTGTGGGGTGATAACCATGTTTCTTTTCACTCATTTGAACTGCATCCATTAGCCACACATCTTCCATTTCTTGATTATTTACACTGTACATTTCATCATAATTAAAATAATGATTGCCACCTTTTTTAGCCCATATAATAAATTCATAGGAGAATCTAAATTTATTTTTATAAATCAACGGTGGTGGATCACTTTTATGCCAGATGACTATATTGATAATTTTAAACCCTATTTTCTTCATGTTTTTTTCAATATCAAAGATATTATGGTGTGTTCCTGAAACCCATATTGTTCCATCATATTTTAAAATCCTATGACACTCTTTTAGCCAGCTGTATGTAAAAGAGTCAACATTATCATAATTCTCTTTTTTATCCCAATCACCTTTATTAACTGAGACCACTTTACCGCTTCTAATGCTTTGGCCATCGTTTGATAAAAAATAAGGCGGATCCGCAAAAATTAAATCAACCTTGTTTCTTTCTAACTCCTTCATTACTTCTATACAGTCACCTAAATATAACAAAAAATCACTCCTTTATACTATATAGTACTTAGGAGTGACCGTTTTTACTTTTATTTTATTATTTTAGATAAAATTCCACTTTCTAAATCGTTGATGTTATAAATATCTTCTAATACATCGAATGTCTCTTCTAGGTTTCTTCGGGCAGTGTTCCATCCAATGCCATCAGTAATCCACACAAATTTAAATCCTGGTATTGTGCTCGCTTCTTGGGCTAACATTTTATAACTTCTAGCTGTTTCATTTAATTTAGATCCCCCGCCAGAATAAAAGTTAACTTCAATCGCATAAACAGTAGTTTTGGATTTTATAACAAAATCAAACCTCTTCTCTGCTTTACTTTCGTCAAGGGACTCGAGTTGTAAGTCTATTCCAAATCTATCTCGTATTTCTGATGTTCTCATTTCTTTAAAATAATTAACATCTTTAATAAATCCTGCATCAACTATGAAAGATTCTACAATGTTTTCCATTGCCTTACCGGTTCTATTTTTTCTTGCATTACTGTCAAGACCTACTTCAACACCCTTAACATAATCTAAAAGATCAGAAATAATATGATTTGATAGTAAATCAAAAAGACCAGTCTTATCCATGAAATATACATACTCATCAATAGTATAGTTTAACTTATTAAAATTAAAGTTTTTGTCTTTGCCTTTATCAACTACTCTAACTTCGCTTCCTCTTTTGGCTAATAAAATAGGAATAGCTTTTAGTACTTCTGGGTATTTAACAACTAAGTTTCTAAAATCATTCTCAATATCTTTCGAGTTAATCAAACTATTTAATAAATTTAACTCCACCTTAATGACATCAACATTATTATATACTTTTGGAAAGTCAGTATAATATCTCCAATCAGCCACACTATCAATAAACTTATTTAACCATTCATTAAAATTTCTTTTCATATAATCACCTAATCCTTTATTATATTATAGCGTGTTTTTGTAAGTTCTAAATACTCTTTTTCTAAATCCATACCAATATATCTTCTATTTAGACTATAGGCAGCAATACCGGTTGTCCCGCTTCCGTTAAAAGGATCAAGGATTAAATCTCCTTCTTTAGTCGATGATAAGATAATTCTTTCAAGCAAAGCAAGAGGCTTTTGTGTTGGAAATTTGCCAGCTTGTTTTTCTCTTTTAGGTGTCAATGAAAACTGCCATACATCTTTCATTTGTTTACCACAGTTGATTTCTTTCATATCTTGATAATTAAATAAATGTTTGCCTTTTTTCTTAGGTGTTAATTGTTTTCTAGCCCAAAGAATAGTCTCGGTTGAGTGTGTAAACGCCCTTGTGGAGATGTTTGGTGGTGGATTAGTCTTTTGCCAAGTTACATTGTTTATAATGCTAAATCCCTCTAATTCTAAAGCTACACCAACATAGTATATATTGTGCATTGTCCCGCTAATCCAAATAGTTCCATCATCTTTTAAAACTCTTTTACATTCTTTTATCCATCTACGGTTATATTTAAGTTTTTCTTCAGTTTTCATGCCCATGTCCCAAGCTGCTTTATTAACTGAAACCATTTTACCTGATTGAACAGAAATGCCTCCATTAGATAAAAAATAAGGTGGGTCGGCAAAAATCATATCAATCGATTTTTCTTGTATCTTTTTAAGCAAAGAAAAAGAATCTCCCAATAATAATTGAAAGTTATCGTCTTTAAAAAACATATTTTTCTTTGGTATATTTAAATCCATTAGACACCTCTTAGTAGTTAGTTATAATTACCTCTTCAACTGTACCTCGACCGCTACCTTTTGAATTTATATTTCTTCTCGCATGAACGACTTCTATATTAAATTCCCCGTATAATTCATTAATAAAATCGGTATTATGGTTGCTTAACATTACATAAACTCCTTTTTTATCTAGCTGTTTAAATACATTAGATAATCTTATTTGTTCTTCTTTTCCAAAACTATCTTTGGTATATGTAGTAAAATTATTTTGTTCGTCAAAAGTATCATATGGTGGATCGAAATAAACAAAGTCACCTTTTTTAGCTGTTTCTACTGCTTTCTCAAAGTCACCACTTAAGATAGTGATATTTGGATTGCTTAAATATTCATGTAAATCATCAAACAATTCAGGCTGGTAAGCCTTAACAACTTCTTTCTTTCCTGAAGGAACATTAAAATATCCTTTTGAGTTAACTCTGTAAAGACCATTGAAACAAGCCTTATTTAAATAAATCAATCTTGCAGCTTTTATTGGATTGGGAAGTTTGCTATAATTTTCATCTCTATCCATTTCTCTAACTTCATAATAGTAATCTTCATTATGATTTTCCTCATGTTTAATCAATTCATTTATCATAACTTGATAATCATTACTATTTTTAAATGATGAAAAAGCTGATACTAGTTCGCTGTTATAGTCTGCAACAACAGCTTTATTAGGAGTTAAATTTAAAAATACAGCACCGCCGCCTAAAAATGGTTCATAATATGTCCCATATTCTTTAGGCATTAGTTCCTTTATTTTATCTAGTAGCTGAGTCTTACCACCGGCCCATTTAACAAAGGGCTTAATCTTGTATTGTTTAAAGACAATATTATCGTCAATAGAAAAATCAAACAAATCCGATAATGTCGTTTCTAAAGCTGTGCTTAGCTTATAAACAGTTTCTAAAGTTGGATTTATTTGGCCGTTTTCGATTCTTGAAATTTGGTCCCTCATTACTCCAGTTAATTCAGATAGTTTAAGTTGAGATATTCCAATATTTTCTCTTATTGTTTTAAGTCTATTTCCAAATGTTTCTAATAACATATTTATCACCTGAAAGTATTATAACATAATGTGTATTAAAATACACAGCAAATGAAGTTTTCTATTTTTTTAATTTGCTAAAGTAATCGTTAAATTGTAGGGTAATCGTTAAATTGTAATAGCCAAAAATTAAAAAACTCTAAAATTTAGTGCTTTTGAGGTTTTTATATGTTCTAGCAAGTTATAAGTGGAAATGGAATAAAGGGATGTATTCCCTATCTTCAAAATAAAAAAAGTTTGACACAAATTGTATCAAACAAATTTCTAATTTGGTGCGGGCGACAGGACTTGAACCTGCACTCATAAGAACTAGATCCTAAGTCTAGCGCGTCTGCCAATTTCGCCACGCCCGCATGAAGATGGTGACCCGCAGGCGATTCGAACGCCTGACCCTTTGATTAAAAGTCAAATGCTCTACCGACTGAGCTAGCGGGTCTAAAAAAATGGCTGGGCTAGGTAGATTTGAACTACCGATCTCGGAGTCAAAGTCCGATGCCTTAACCACTTGGCCATAGCCCATTCTTTCGTTACATAATTGGGGCGACTGATGGGACTCGAACCCACGAATGTCGGAGCCACAATCCGATGCGTTAACCCCTTCGCCACAATCGCCATATAATTTTCGCACTTACTAGTTTACTAAATCATATCTCTTTTGTCAAGAAATATATTTTTAAAATAAAAAAAACAAATTTCTAGAAAAAATCTAGAAATTTATTATCTTTAATAGCCAACTATAGCAATTCCAAAACCTTTATTTCCTAGATGAACATAAAAGACTGGACTTACATAATTAGTATGATTAACTATGATTTTTGGATAATTATTTTTAATGTAATTTTCAATTTTTTCTGCCCATTCTAGATTGTTTAAATGGATAATATCTACAACTACATTTTCATACTTATTTGCATAATAATCGATCTTTTCATTAAAAAAATCAAGACAAGCGTTATTGGTTCTTGTTTTCTTAACTAATTCTAGTTTCCCATCAATCATTTCAATTATCGGTTTTATTCTTAACACAGTACCTAATAAAGCTTGAACTCTACTTAATCTTCCGCCTTTAAAAAGATGCATTAAATCTCCTAAAGTAAAAGTAACTAGAGGTTCCTTAAAAACTAAATAATAAAAATCGGATATTTCTTTAAAACTCTTGCCAGAAGCTATTTTTTCCGCAACCAAAGAAATTCCATTAGCCAATCCGAAAGAAGCGGTTTTAGGTGAATGAATGCTGATTTCCATTTTTGAATCTTCCATCATGGTTTTAGCAATCAAAGCTGATTGATAAGTACCACTGATTTTTTCTGATAAACACACAACTAAAACATGAGTATATCCTTCTTTTTGAAACTCTTCATATAAATCAACAAAACTCTGAGGTGCAGGTTGAGACGTTAACATCTTATGTGAACCAGAAACATATTTTTCCATATCTTCTGATGTAAGTTCATTCTCAGAATACTCTTTGTTGTCAATAATAACTTTTAAGTAAGCGGTTTTTATAAAATTATATTTCTTTAAATCTTGTCTTGTGAGTGTTGTACTATCTATTAATAGTCCTATTTTGTCCATAATTTATCACCTTTCCAATTACTCTATCACACATAATACTTTACCACCAAAGAAGTATTGTGTCAAGAAAATTGAAAAAGAAAAGGCGGTCAATTTTGACTGCCTTTTTAATAATATTTATTTATGTTCTTCAACGTATTTTTTATGTTCTTCAACAATCTTATCAATTAAGTTTCCTGGCACTTCTTCATAACGGACAAACTCTCTTGAGAAAGTTCCAGAACCTTGAGTCATAGCTTTTAAATCAATAGTATATTTAGTGATTTCCGCTTCTGGAGCTTCAGCTACAACTTTTTGGTATCCAGCAACAGCCGGTTCCATACCTAATACTCTACCACGACGTTTATTGATATCACCTAAAACATCTCCAAGATATTCATCTTTAATGGTAATCTCTAACTTATGGATTGGCTCAAGAATTGTTGGTTTAGCGCTCTTGCAAGCTTCTTTAAATGCAATTGAAGCAGCCATTTTGAACGCTAATTCATTAGAGTCAACTGCGTGATATTTACCATCGGTTAAAACACCTTTAACTCCGATAACTGGGAATCCAGCAAGAACACCATGTTCTAATGTTTCTTGTAAACCTTTATCTACAGCTGGGAAGTAACCTCTAGGAACTGCTCCACCGAAGATTTCTTCAGCGAATTCATAATCAGAGTTTGGATTTGGTTCAAATCTCATAACTACAACACCATAATATCCGGAACCACCAGATTGTTTGATGTATCTACCTTCTGCAGTAGCTGTTTGTTTAATTGTTTCACGATAAACGATTCTTTGTTCTTCAGATATTAAAGTAACTTTGAACATGTTTTTCATTTTATCGATAATGTAACCTAAATGAATCATGCCTTGTCCACCGATTAGAAGTTGAGAAGTTTCTTTGTTTCTTAGAACTTCTAACGTATTATCTTCCAATTGAAGTTTTGCCAAAGCGTTTGATAATTTATCTTCATCTTTTTTGTTTTCAGGTCTAATTGCTACATACATTGTAGGTGTAGGAGAAACGATTTGAGGATAACCTACGATATTTTTCTTATCAGACAAAGTTGTACCTGTCTTAACGTCAGCTACTTTAGCCATAGCACAAATATCACCGGCATGGAAAACGTCCATAGAAATTTGGTTTTTGCCCATTAGAGTAAATACTTGTGAAGCCTTATCTGTACTTTCCTTACTTGAAACATAAATTTCTTGATCTTTTTGTAAAGTACCTGACTTGATTTGCATAATGTTGATGGTTCCAACAAATGGGTCAATTAAAGTTTTAAAAACAAATGCTGAAAAAGGTTCATCATCTTTATAATGTCTTTTAACTTCAGCGCCCTTTTCATTTACACCAACCATTGCTTCATTTTCTGATACTGTTGGAAAATATTGACGAATCATGTGTAATAAAGTTAAAGTCCCGATATCTTTTGTACTTGAACCAACAACTACCGGAACCGCTTCTCCGGCATAGATAGATTTTTTTAATCCAGAACGGATTTCATCCATTGTAAGTTCTTCGCCTTCGAAGTATTTTTCTAATAATTCTTCGTCAGATCCAGCCACAGCTTCAATCAAATCTTGTCTTAATGATTCAACTTTTTCCATTTTGTCTGGATAAATGTCACCGTCTACTGATTTTGTACCATCATAAATTCTTGCTTTTAATTCAACGATGTCCGCAAATCCGTTGAATTCATCGCTTTTACCTAGTGGTAAACAGAAAGGAACAGCTTGTTTACCAAGTTTTGTTCTAATTTCTTCTAGAACCTCTTCAAACTTGATATTTTCTTTATCCATTTTGTTCAAGAAAATAATTGCAGGCAAATTTCTTTTTTTGATTTCTAACCACATTTTTTCAGTTCCAACTTGAACACCACTTGAAGCGTCAACAACTAAAATTGCAGCATTAGCAACAGCTAAAGAATGAGTGATATCACCAATTAATTCATCAGCTCCAGGAGCATCTAAAATATTGATTTTAGTTTCTTTAAATTCTAATGGCAATAATCCAGTTGAAAGAGAACTAAGTTTCCCTTGTTCTTCTGGAGTATAGTCAGAAATTGTTGTTTTTTTCTCAATACTACCTTTCTTATCAATCGCTCCAGCTGTAAAAGCTAAAGATTCTGATAAAGATGTTTTGCCACTTCCTAAGTGGCCAAGTAGGATAACGTTTCTTAAAGCATTCGCCTTATATTCGTTCATATAATAAATCTCCTTCCATTTAAAACGCTTTCAGTCTTATTACATTATATCATAATTGCTAAAAAATAAAAGATAATAAAAACCGTTTTTTTCTTCAAAACATCCGTGGTAAACATCTTAAACAGTTGATATGTATCAAATTTTGATATTTAGCTTAAATATTGATATATAAAAAAAGACATTCCGTGAATAAAATGTCTTTTACTTGATATTGTTTTAGACTCAAAAATGGCAGGGGTGACAGGATTCGAACCCGTACAAACAGTTTTGGAGACTGTCGTGCTACCGTTGACACCACACCCCTAAAAGAGTCATAAAATATTATGCTATATTATTCTCAATTAGTCAAGAAATATCTTTTTGAGACAACTTTTTTTGTTGGGAAGATTTAATGATTTTTCTTCTTGTAAACTCTTCTCTTTCTTTTTCTTCCAAAGTGTCACTGATAAATTTGATTTTCAATTGATAATCGGGAATAACGATATTTTTTAAAGCGTTAGCTCTTTTTCTAGTTTTACGAATCGCATCTGCCAAACGATATAAACTGTTGTCAACTTCAGCTAAAATTAATGTAAGATCACGAACTTTTAGAAAACTTTTATATGCATAGTCAAATTTGGTATTGGTACTTGATATACCATACCTGATTTTAACATCCTCTTCTTCATATAATACTTTTGGAATTTCAACTCCCATTACCGAACGATAAGTAATATCGAGATTATTATCGATTGGGATTGCTTTGGCAATATCGTTGATAACTCCCAAAGTGATGTTAGCTTCTTGTAGCGTAAAATAAGCTCTTTGATAGATATAAGCAATTTCGCTTCTTAACGTCCTAACTCTTTCAACTTGTTTCATCATTTCACGAATAAGGATATTACGTTTTCTATCCATCAACTCATAACCGAGTTCAGCTAATTTTACAGTCTTTTTTAAAGCTAACAAATTTCCCTTGGTTGGGAAAATCTGTTTTTGAGCCAT